TCGTAGATCTTCTGCAGGTCCCCGCGCAGGTGGACGCGCCGCAGGGCAGAGTAGAAGAGGTACCGCTCATTGGCTGCGATCTGCGGGTCTGAAAAGCACTGTGCGTTGCGCACGATGACAACGCGCTTGGGCCATACCCACAAGAGGCCCCACCGGTCCGGAAGGTCGGTTTCGCTGATCACGTCCGGAGGGGAGAGGTAATAGCGGTAATTGCCCATACCCTGCAGCGGATTGCGCCGAAACCGCTTGCGCGCATCTGATAAAAAGTCAGACCGGGTCAGCTTGCATTCCACCAGGTGGGAGCAGCTGTGCTGCCAGCCGATTGCATCGGGGATCTCGCCGGCGTAGCTGACCAGTTCGGTCAAGGCGAAGCCGCAGCCCCTGTTTTTGAGCAGCCAGCGCTCGGCCCGGGCAACGAGGTCGGAATGTGTCATTGTTTCTTCGGACCCTCGGAGGTCAAAAGCTCCACAAGCCAAAACTTATCAAGTTTCCGGAAATAGATCAGGGCCACGTGCTCGATCACGAACTCGCGAACGTCTATAGGACGCACAACGTACATGTCGCCGCCCTGCAGGGAGGTCCTGGCGGTGCCGGCCTTCGATGCCTTCAGCCATCCCTCATGTATCCACCGGGTGACGGCATGGTCGTCGATTCCCAGAAGCCTAGCCAGGGCGCGGGAACTGTAATTCTCCTTGGGCTTTGGTCCGAGGGTGCGATTGATATAAATTTTGATCGCATTCTGGCTCCGGTGGAAACCGGCTTCTCCGAGCTTGAGGCCGATATGAGACAGCGTTGCCGCCGCATATTTGCCTACGATCTCTTTTTCCGCATCGGTCCACGATTTGGTTTTGGGGTATTGCCGGGGCGCGACCGCCGAGACGAGGCCCAGCGCCAGGGCACGTTTGCTCACCCGCCAACGGGGAAGGCCGAGCTTTTCAGCCAGCGGCGTGCAGACTTGGCCTCGAGTCATGCCGACCTGGTTGCGGTAAGCTGCGCGAATGGCCTCGTCCATCTCGGGCGTAAAAACATATTTGCGCACTCGGTACTTTGCCCGGCATTCGGCGCTGTGATACTTCACGGCGTCTTTTCCGTAACGCCGCGGGACCTCGAAGGGCACACCACAGGGACAGATTACGATCTTCGGTCCCTTGTAGTTTTTGGCGTGCCCCTTCCGAGCTGTCTTTTTCTCGACGTGCCGCTGCTCTTCGGCTGCCAGGCGCGCGCGATCCCGAAGCTCCGCCTCGGTCGCAATCCCGATGATGCTGTGCTTTTTAACAGCAGTTTGCGGCTCCGGTTTTGCCGGCGGAGCCGAGATCTTTGGCCGGCCGCTGTATAGCAGTTTCTCCAGTTTCCGGATCCCCTCCTGTGCGCTCAGTGCCACCGGCCTTCCTCCTTTTGCATCTCAAACAGGTTACTCCCCCCCCGCAATCCATAACGATTTGCGCACGTTTGATCCGGACGCCGCAGGCGGGTTTGCCCGAGGCACAGTCGTGGGTTCTGTGGCGCGTTTGGATGAGGGTTTTCATCAGTGGTCCCCCAGGGCGGCCGCATACTTGCCAGGAGTCCAGGACAGCGGAGTTTCGCGCTTTCGGATATAAGCGTTGAGCTCTTCGAGTAAGCTTGCCAATTTTTCGTCAACGTCCATCAATCCCTGTTCATCCGGCAGCTCGTCACAGAAATAACTCTCGTCGATTTCCCGAGCGTAGACTGGTTCGCAAATCACCAGACGAAGTGATTCGGCGGTGCATTCGTATTCTTCACAATGTTCGGCAAGTTCGGAGGCATCGGAAAACCATCGGTCTGCCGCATCGGAATAAAGCGGGGTTTCTCCGTCCCATTCCTGCTTGGGCATGGCTTCGTACCGCTCGATCTGGTGCTTTGTGGCGCACGGCCTGCAATACGAATGGTTCGGGTAGTCCTGGCCGCACTTCTCGCAAACCATGATCGTGGCGCTGGAAAACCGGGCCATGTGCTCGGAGCGTGAATCGTTGCCCCAATAGTGGCCCTTGATGTCAACCCAGCCTTTGATATTGGTAACGAACTTCGCGGCCTCAGGTGAGTCGTATCTGACCATTTTTTCTTCCTTCATATCCCTCTCCACTCGAACAGCCCCTGCATTCCTTTGCACGGGATTGGTTCGGGCAACGCCTTGATGTTTTCGAGCACCCAGCCGAAACGGCCAAGAGAGAAATCACCCATGCCTCGTTCAGTCCAGAAATGACCGGGGATGATATTCGTACCCTTGGGGAATTGCGGTACATCAAGGTCTCCATTGGTAAAAGATCCAGTGGGGCGGCAATCAACAAGATAGCAAGTTGCGACGATGGCCCCAAATGGCAGACACAGGAGCGTCCTTCTCCGAAGTTCCGACTTACTCAAGAGATCATGAAAGACCGCTTCCCAATCCGAGCAGCATGAGTGATAAATCAATTCCTCTTTGTTGCGCCTTTTCGCCGCATGGATCGCCAGGGGACCTCGATAACTCGTGGCCCAGGATCTTGTTTCGATTGTCTTGGCGCCGAGGGCTATTGCCGATGCCCAAGGCTGCCAGAGTGATATTGCTTTCATTTATCCCCTCCCAGCTTCGGCCTGAAATTGCCGTTTCCATCATGCTCGACTTGTTCAAATTCGAAATGGCCATGCGCGATAATCCTTCTGCACCCCTTGCATCTGCGATCCTCGCGACTCAATTCGAACTTGACCTGGTCTCGGGTGCCAAAACGGTAAAGGGTTACCTGCCCCAGGTGAGGATAGTATTGCGATCTGCAGAGAGGGTGTACGCATCGCGCCGATGCCTTCCACCACGTCTTCACTACTCTTCCTCTCCCATCCTGTCAGCACAAGCGTAACAGACATACTGTTCGTCCACGCCGAACTCGCTCTTGAGTTGCTCCATCAGTGTCTCATTATCGATTACCCCATCACAGTTATCGTCGCATGGATTGACCGCACAGCATCCGCAGAGGCCGCAGTGCGGAAGCCCTTCCATGGGAAGCGCGGGTGTGGCCGCCTTCGGCCTCTCCGCGATCTCACGCGGCAGGCGGCCGTGGAGATCGACACCGCAGTCATTGATTATCTGGATCAGCAGGGGCTTTTTCAGACCGGCGAGTTTTTCGAGAGTAAGTTTGTAAGGCTCCAGGTAGTTCTGGAACCTCTCATCGTCGGGCAGGCCGGACTCGTGGGCGATGAATCTCACCAGCTCGCTCTTGGTTTTTTTCTGAAGCCACTCATCGCTAACTTGGAATTTGCTGAAATCAATATCGAGGAACTCCGCGATCGCGGCGCGCTCCTGATTGCCAAACGAAAGGGTTGACGACAGGTGATAATATTGGCTGGGCTCTTTAAGGAAAGCCGCCCTCACGCAGGCCTGTGCGGCCAGGACCTCGACAGCAATCGGCCTTAGCGGTCTTACAAACTCAAGGATTTGCCGGAGTTCCAGGTGCGGATCAGTGCCGGCGTATCTCGGCTCAGGTGGGGTGACTTTCAGCTTTTCGCAAAACCATCCGTGCAGCCCTCCGACGCCATGCACCAAGACGGCCAGGGCGAGCTGCAGCCGCCTCGGGTCCTCGGTCAGAAGGCCGTCCAGGAGCTGCGGGACCTCTTGAAAGTAGAATTGCTGGCGGAAGTACTCGCCATGCCATTCGACGCGGGGGCCGTCCGGATCGGGCTGTCCGGTCTCTTTTTTCCCTGAGTTCTTTTTGGATTGTTTGCTGACTTCCGAATAACAAGCCGAATCCCCAATACAGTACTGCGCGTTGTGAGTCTCCGGAACGTCTCCATCTAACCGGATAAAGCTGACGTATTTAGGACAGGATTTGCATTTTTCACGGGCCACAATACCGCCATACGATGGATTGAGACACCCTGTCGTTTTATGATCGTGGTAGCTGCCAATGATGGCCGCATTGGTTTTATATTTATTGGCCTTGCATTCTTTTTCCGTCCAGTGCAGGTCCAGCCACGCCTGTTGTTTTTTCTCGAAGCATTGCTGATCGAGACACTGAGCCCCTTTGCCCTTATCGAAATCGAATAGTGTGAGTTGGACCTGGGTGTTTTTGCGGCAGCCCTTACAATCCGTTTTGTCGAATCTGGCATGCGAGAGCGGAATGGACATGTGGTCGATTGCTTCTTTTAATCTGAACACTGGCCCCTCTTTGAGGCGGTCCCACTCCCACGTACTCTTTTGGGCTTTGACCAACCAGGTTTCTACCTCCTCCGGCGTTCCAATCCTGAGCAACTGCTCCATGTGCCCGACGTGCCAGGTGCCGTCTTTCCAGAGCTGAAGCGCGGCCTCAGGCAATTTCAGGATCTCAACGCGCTTCCGGATGTAGCGCTCGGAGACGCTGAGCTTTTCGGCCAACATCCGGACGGCACTTTCGCCATAACGTTCGCCGGCGGCGCGGAAAAATTCGGCCTCCTCGATATCCGAAAAACCCTGGCGCTGCAGGTTCTCGATGCCGGACAGGATCATCGCCTCTTCTTCGCTCATAGGCCGCACGAACGCTTTGAGATTTGCCGTCCCGCCTTCTCCCTCAATTAGTCCATCTCGAATCACGAGCAGGTTCCAGGCGCCAAGCCTTCTATGGCCCCACACCATTTCGTAGCGCACGGGAGCTTCGGCTTCGACGGGGCGGATCAGCGCTGGCATCTGCTGGCCGTGCAGTCTTATCGATTCGGCGAGATCCGCGACGGTTTTTGGGTCCATTCGCGCCTGCGGATTCCACGGCGCGGGGCGGATCTGGTCGAGGGGTATCCCGTGTATTTGGTTCGGATCGCCACAGTCCGGAAGCGGAACACACTCCCCGATCGGAATTTTTTCCTCCCATGTGGTAACCTCAGGTTCGCTCACAACTTTCATCGTAGCCTTGGATCTAGCCATTCGACGCTCCTTGTTTTTCTCCAGCCAATCCGACACTGCGCCCCCGATCCCACTCGCCACCGTTTCGGGCTCACATTCCTTCGGGCCTCGCGGCCAGGTGCATTTCTTGAATCCACCGGGAACCCGTACGCCCTTGCGCTTATTGCCCATGGCCTTGCAAAATGGGCAGGTATTGCAGTTACGGGTCGGGGAGGCCAGCATCAGTGAAGTACTCCCTCAGCGCAGAGCTGCGCGGCGAAGCCGTCCATGGTGATCGGCGGCAAAAGACGCATCCCCGGGCGCCAGGTGAGGACGATCTTGGCCGAGGGACCGGAGCCGAGCTGCTGATAGACCCGGCCGCAGCCATGTCCCCCGCAACGCCACGCCAGGCCTCCGACGGGCACCATGTAATCGATCCCGCAGTTCGTGCACCCCGGCAGATAGTTCATGACGTTGAGCGCGTGCTCCCGGATGAAACCGGTGATTCGCAGGCGGCCGCACATCGAGCAGGTATAGAGGCCGGTAAAAGATTTGCGGACGATTGTTTCCCAATGTCGAGATAATTTGCTGCTGCAGATTGGGCAGATTTCCAGATGCATGGTTTCCCCCCTCCATTTCCCAAGCTATGCCGCCGGCTGAGCTTCGTGCCAGGCGGCGCACTTTTGAGAACACTTCACTGTGCAATCCTCCGAATCCGGATCCCGCTGCGCATCGTCATACGGGCAGGCGATGAGGGTTTTGGCCGCGGCTTTGATCTCGGCCATACGGTCGCTGAAAAGCTGCATGTTGGCGGGATTTTTCCATGTGGGCTTGGGCTGCGCGTTGAAAAACTGCGTGAGGTCCTTAACGGTTGTGATTTCGGAGAGCTTTGCCTCCAGGTCCTCCGTGGGGATGACGTCCTTGGAGGCGTTTTTGCCGCGGTTGGCCATACGGTCTTTATGCGCGAGGGCGGCGTCGGGCGTTTCGGCAACGGCGAATATATCGGACGCGCCGGCAGCCAGGCGGACAGCGCCCACAAAAGCTCTCTTCTGGGCCATCTTAAGGGCTGTGTTGTGGAGGTCCTCCGGGTTTTCGTTTTCGACTTTGCCGCCGTTTTTCTCGCCAATGAACCAGCCGTCATCGGTTTTTACCGGCTTGAATTTTTTCCCGCCGATAAGCTCGAGGGCTTCGTTCAGCTTGTTGGCTCTTTTGAGTTGCCAGTATTCCGGGGGCACCGGGCGATCCGTGGGCTCGGGGTCGCCGTCACGGTATCTGTACTTCGCCTCTCTTGTCGTACAGGATCCGGAGAGCTCCGCCAGGACCGCGCCGGTGGGAATATGTGTGAGCGTGCAGATAGCGCGGACTTCCAGGTGACCGTTGGCGAGTTCTTTTTCAACGAATTCAAAGCTTGGTGCAAACCGGAAGACGGTGGCCAGGGTTTCGGCGCCCGCGAGGCAAAGCATAGGTTTATCGGTGCCGGGAAGAGTGAGGTAGTGCTGATCTTTAATCATGAGCTGTCCCATCACCTCGACTATCAGCCTGCGCTGAGCAAGGACGTTTTGCACTGTCTGGGCATAGTCCATGATGCCGCCCGTCTGCTCTCGGATCGCAACCTGAGTTTCCGAATTGAAGACCTTTTGTTCTTCAGACATGGGTTTCCTTTCGTTTGGGCATGCGGCCCAGATGTTTGATGGTGTACAGAAATTCTCCGCAGCCCCCGCGGCTGCGCGCGTGGATCTGGTCGAGCGTTACATCGGAAGAAGAGATCCAGCGCCGGCAACATGAGCAGTACCAGATCACATTATGTGGTCTTGGAAGCGTGACGGGGTTGGCCATGGTTTTTCCTCTCTCTTCTCCGAGCCAGGATTGGCTCCCTATTCTTCGAGTACCATTGCTTAGTTCTGGCTTTAATTTCTCCAGCGTGCTGACTGTAATATGCGGCTTGATATTTCAGGACTTTGGCCTTGCGATTTGGATACAGGGCGTTCTTCTTTTTCTTCGCGCATTCCTTGCAAATAGAAATGAGTTTCCCGTTTTTACGGCGAAAAAACGACTCCGTTTGCCTCCATTCTTTACAGCAATAACATTGTCGGAGATTTGGATTGCCCGTAGCGCGAAGACTTTTCATCCTCAAGTGAAGCATCGCGTGATATGCCTGGTCTTCGCAGATCACAAGATTATTGCCCGCATTGTTTGCACGATCCTCATCGAGATGATGCACCTTTGCCTTTAAGGGAAGGGGTTTGCCAAGCGCCTTTTCGGCAACGACAACATGCTCATATGCATACCCTACGAGAACATATCCATCGGAACGTATGCGCATGGGTTCTCTCCGTTAGTGGCGGATATCCGGCGCTTTTTCACCCGGCGCCGGGGTGCTTTCGCGCAGCTTCGTGCAGGAGGGGCAGCCGCATTGGTTCATCTTCGCCTGGTATTTGAGGAGGACCTCCCGGATGATCGTGACTGCTGCCTGCGCCAGGTCTTTTTCAAGCTGTGTCGGCTCGGTTTCTCCAGCGGCGCGGATTTCTTCGGGGAGTTTTTTTGCCGCAAAGCAGACCGCGGTGAGAGGCTTGCCGTCGAGCTCGCCTTTTTTCTCTTCGAATTCGAGTAGTATTCGGAGCATTGGTTTCTCCTGTGGCGCCCGGGCGGTTAGACCCGGGCGCCGAGAAAAATTTAGTCGCCGGAGCCGTCGCCGAAGCCGGAGCCGTCGCCGTCGCCGTCGCCGTCGCCGTCGCCGAAGCCGGAGCCGAAGCCGGAGCCGAAGCCGGAGCCGGAGCCGAAGCCGGAGCCGGAGCCGAAGCCGTCGCCGTCGCCGAAGCCGGAGCCGTCGCCGTCGCCGAAGCCGGAGCCGAAGCCGAAGCCGGACGCTATTTGCGCCATATCGGGACCTCCGCGATGGATTTTTGCGCCCGCTCGGTTATGGGGATGATTTCGATTACCTCGGTCAAGAGGACTTGGTCGACCGGGCAGGGGAATTTACATTGGTCGGGCTTGTTCGTGCCCTCGGTTGCGAGTTGCGACAGCGTCGCGGCGCCGTCCCAATACCAAATACGGCGGGCGTTTTTCAGGACCGCTTCCTTGCCGTTGCGCTCGGCGAGATCGCCGGCGAAGACGCCGGCGGAATAGGTCCGGACCATGCAGTATTTGCCAACTAATTGATTCATGCGGTTCCCTCCTGGGGATTGATGTTAATTGATTTGCCCCTGCTCAAGCTGATGTTCCGGGCACAGGGGCGCGGGCGTGCCGAGCTCGTAGAATCGGCCGTTCAGGCAGTGGCCGGCCAGGACGTGTTCCTCGTAGTAGCAGCCGGGGTAGACGACGAACTTGTAGACGGGATCGCCGTCGCACTCGACGCAGGGCTGATAGAGGCTGTCCTCGACGGGCGCATTTTCAGCCTCTTCTTTGAAATTCAGCTTGCGGCTCAGTTCCATGGCGCGGCCGAGCTCCTTGCGGGAGATTTTGCCGGCGATCCATTTGCGGTCGATCCGATCCTTTTCTTTTGTTTCCTGGGCTGTCAATTTCATGCGATTCTCCAGGGTTGGGGTGACTGTTCGGGATCTCCCGGCATATCGCAGTAGCCGCACTGCGAGCAGGTAAACTCAGACTCCTCATCAAGCCCACACCTAAGGCAAGCGCGAGGAATCATCCAGTCCGGCACGTTGAGGACGATGACCGGTGTTTCTTGCGGTGTCAGGTTCATTGGAATCTCCTGGGTTGGGATGACGAGCTTCCATGTTGTTTAGGCTCTGGTCGAAAATGAGGATAGGACAGAATGTCCGCATATGTCAAGCTAAAATAGGGCACATTGTCCTAGCACGACGAAAAAAATTATCGGCCCTGGGGCTAAAATTCAAAAAGGCGATGGTAGGTCTTGAAGTTTATAGGGATATGGAGGGGAAGTACGAAGTGTGCGTCTTTAATTTGATTGTCGGGGATGATGTACGGGGTGGCTGTCCAGTCGTCTTTCAGTCTGCATACTCGGAGCCCCAACAGTTCCAGGTGATCTTTTGCCGCATTGAGTTTCTTCCTGATTTTTATCGCTTTGACATAGAGGATCAAAATGATTGCGTGGTAGAAGGTGAGGATTACAATGACTGCTGGGGTGTCGAAATGTTCAGGTTTCAGCCAATATACGAGAGCCATGAGGAGTAAAAGGGCGGGCATGGGTACCCAAAGCTGTCTTGCCAGCACGAGGAAGTCTTGATAGGCAGTCTTGTAGCGCGCGTGGGTTGATGTATACTGATGCTTCAATTCTTGAGTTATTTTGGTCGTCTCCACCGGCCGGACCCTGTCTTTTGGTTGCCTGCGGTTAGATTGTTATCTTTTTGCCCACCACCAGGCGATACGACCCACGATGTGATCGTAGGCTTCGTCATAATCGAAGACGACTGTACTTTGGTGCTCGAACCGATTTTCCGGTTCGCCAATTACCAGGTGTTTATCTTCGTAGATGCGGAGCCATTTGACTGTTACGCCGCCATTATGTCTGAAGGCTACGATTTTATTTTGGAGTTTTAAAGGGTCTCTCTGAAGATGATCAATTGATACTATGTCCCCCGGTTCAAGGATCGGCGCCATAGAGTATCCGCTTATTCGCGCGCAGGTGTACTCTTCGGGGTCATTTGGCATCCATTCATTTGAGGCATATATGAGCGCCCAGCCGTCTATTTCGGACTCCGTCACCTCCCTGGGCAAGCCAGCTGCGACGGGGTCCTTTAAAAGGGGTACGGGAAGGTAGTTTTCTTTTGCAAACTGCCCCCCGAACTTTTTGAATTTTTGTGTTGGATGGACGTTGAGAGAGGGTGGTTTATTGGCAACGGGGATCTCGGGATTGAAGAGAAATTCTGGAGCGATCCTTAAACCATCCGAGACTTTCGTAATGAGGTCGGTGTTCCATCTTCTTTTTCCATTGAGGAGCTTGCGAAAATAGGCGTCATCTATTCCAACGGATGAGGCAAAAGGGCTCTTGCCGATTCCGCGCCGGTCCAGTATGGCGGCTACATTTTTTCCTAAAATTCCATCTAATTGCGTAATTCGGTCAGTTTTTTCCACACCTCCGCAATAGGACAGATCGTCCGTTTTATCAACCGGACAATCAGACCTATTTTTTTCTTGACATGTAGGACATAGCGTCCTAGCCTGATTTTTACTATGGAAATTCAAACTGCTGCAAAAAAACTTAAAGACAGATTCGGCAGTCATACGGCGGCGGCCAAAGAGTTGGGTGTCGATGCGCGGACCTACAGGAGATGGCGAAGCACCGGCAGAAATCTTCCCGGGTATGCGGAGAAGCTCATCGAGGTCCTTGTTGCTCAAAACGGAAACGAGGCCTCCGGGTCGTCGGTTCATTAGTGACTGTTTGATCTGTCTACCGTGGGGGAGGACTATGGCGAGATCCGGCAACGGGGATGCGGATAAGACCGTCAACACGTCGATATCTTTTCCTGAATCCATTTTTAATCTCCTGGAGGCGATGGTAGCTCATACACGCCTTAAATATCCGCAATTCAAAACCGACCGATCGAGCATAGTGGCCCAAGCGCTCATGGAATATTTTCGACGGTGGGGCCACGAGAATCTTCCACAGTGTCAGATGTCTCAAAAGTTGTTGGATGAAGTCTACAAGGCGTTATCGGGGGAATCAAGTTAGCTGAAATTAGACTCTAACTTAACTGCATAAATTCTAATTTGGGTTTTAAAGGTGTGAAAAATTTTTTCACCTTGAAGTGCCTTATTTCAAAGTGGAGATATTTAACCTCGGTATTTCAGTGTGTTAACGGAGGGGAGGGACATTTGAAAGAGCGTGACGAGTCCATTTCCACGCAAAAGGCGGAGGCCAAAATGATCGAATCAAAAGAATACATCATTCCGAAGGGAGCCACGATCAGGGTGCCGGACGTGGGAGGCGTCGTCAGCAGTTTTGAGACGCTTCATGAAACGCGTGTTCGAGCTGTCCAGCGGTTCCCCGTATTTCTCCCGGAGGTCAATCTTGAGAAGTCGGCTCCGGCCGGTCCGGAGCATGAGGGTTAAAGTATGAGCAAAAGGAAGTCTTTGCCGGAGCAGCGCGTGAAAATCATGAGGACGGCTGCAGGGTTAGCGATGGCGAGTAAAAAGCCGGAGGATGTGCTCGATATTTTCGGTCGATTGTGCGGTGCGATCCTTGCGTCCATGCCTCCGACGGAATGTTTGGATAAGGTCTCAAAACCCAAAATCAAACCCGGAACGCGGTACATCGGCAGTTCGCCGGAGGGTTTTATTATCTTTGGACTACAGTTGGGGCTTTCCCTGACGCAGGGATTACGTCAGTCGGTTACGAGGCTGCTGGATCAACAGGCCGAGGATCTTGAACAGTGTATTGGTACATATGCGTTGCAGCGCCTTGCCCAACTACGGGATGCCAACGCTCAGGATCAAGACGCACAAGATGAAGCGGATTACCTTCGGAGTCTCGTCCAATGGCCGGAGGAGGTGAGTGAAGATGGGAGCTCAAAAACCGGGTGAGGAATGTAGGTGGTACCTCGACCGAAAATCCGGCCCGGGGATCTGCACGCATCCGAGGGTGAATCGTCTTGATTTTATTAATGGCGGCCGCTGCCGGGATCTGCGCAGCACTGTCTTTTCTCCCTGCGGTAAAGAAGGCAAATTGTGGGAGGCAAAACAGGAAGGAGATCGAGATGGTCACGATAGGGGATTGGAACGATCTGAACGAAGTATGTGATGCCGATACGGTAGCCGACGAAGTCATAGCTGTATTGAAAAAGGCGAACCTGACCGTCAATCAGGGCAAAAAGATGCTCGAATGGGCTCGGGTTCGCCTGGGTAAAGTTATGATTTCCTTGCCGCTTGATTCAAGAGTTCAATAAGCAACGTTCTCAAGCCGCACTTTTTATCAATAAGAAGGGCGCAGCTTGAGAGGCATGTATCTTTTGTAAAAGGGCATGTCATGATTTTTCACCTCCTTTCCGCGTGGGTTTGGTTTCGGCAAAATCACAATACCATGCGGAGAGGAGCTCAAGGCAAAGCAGTATTTCTGAGGAGGGGGGAAATGCTGTGGTTTATTAAGGGGCTATTGGTCGGGCTGGTTGCGGGAATATTCATAGCCTGGATGTGCCGAAGCGCGGGCCGCGGGCGGCCGAAAGATTGCACCTGGTTCGGATCAGATTAGAGGGCGCCGTTGAATACGGATATCCGCGTTTCGGTGGAGTTTTGGGATCATCCTAAAACGCTGAAGCTAATACGTCAGCTCGGCCTTGAGGCCCCCGTTGCTCTTCAGCGGTTGTGGATGTATGCGGCTAAATTCAGGCCGGACGGCGTTCTGATCGATCTCGATCTCCAGGATATTGCGGAGGCCGCCCGGTGGAGCGGCGGAGCTGAACGGCTCGTTCGAACGCTGTTGGATTTGGGTTGGCTTAATTTCGAGAACGAAGTGTATGTGCTGCATGATTGGCCGGAACATCAACCGTGGGCATGCAAGTCTAAAGAGAGGTCCGATGCTGCCCGAATTGCCGGGAAAGCCAGTGGGGAAGCCAGAAGAGCGAAGAATAGCGCGGAAGAACCACTGAACGGATTGCGAACGGACCGTTCAAAAACCGTTGAACGGATTGCGAACGGATTGCGAACCCCTAGAACCCCTTCTCCTTCTCCTTCTCCTAAACCAAAAGAAAAAACAAACACTCCTACGGAGTGTTGTCCGGAGCCCCCGAAAAACGGGGCTGCCGGACCGCCTTCGCCAGGTGCGCTGCTGACCATTCCTTTGGCGGGGAAATACCAGGAACACCCTGTTTATCAGACTGATATTGAGCGCTGGCAGGGGCTCTTTCCTGCGGTTGAGGTCCCGGCATGTCTTCGCCGGATCGAAAACTATTTCCGGCTGGAGAAGCCTGAGAAGCGAAAAACGGCCAAGGGGATCGAGCGGTGCATCGTGACCTGGCTGGCCAGGGAGCAGGACAAGGGAGGGGGAATATTTAAGCGGGCGCCTCCCAACGGAGGAAGTGCGGAGGGCGCAGAGTTCGATGAGGCGGAATGGGCCAGGAAGGCCAATGAAAGGGCCGTCCCATGACGCATTGGGATTTAGCGAATTTTTCCGAAGTGGCTCCCGGCCTTACACACCGGGATACAGCCACGGTTGCGTCCGGGATCACGGTCCAGATCGCCGGCATGTTGATACGGTGGACCACCCACACCGGGCCTCCGCGTGGCCGCGCAGCGGGGGCCTTAGACCATCAAGCCGCATGAGGCAATGATGATAGCGAAACTCGGGGCTACGTTCTAATTGGTGCCCGAGAAGCAAACGACGATCGCAGTGTTCTACGAACGTGAAAGCCCATGATGACCAGCAGGCTTGACTTTGGGGGTGGAGAGAAACCCCCGTCCTCAACTTGCGCAATTTGGCAAACTGACCCTTTTTGAGAGATGCAAGCATGCAGATCGAGCAGTTCAATTCGTTTGTCGGGCGGCTGCGGAACGCCTACGGGTTGCAGCAGTATACGGTTAAAAAACGGAGCGAGCAGTACGGGGAGGTCGTGAGATTTTTGCACGAACAGATTGGGGAAAAGATACCCGGCGCCGCAGCGGATTGGATGTTCGAAAAGATCTTGGATTCGAGCGACCGGTTCCCGGATAAGTTCCACCGAGTGCTGCGGGCGTGGCTGTGGCGCTACTACGAGGCCTATCCGGACAGGCAGCCCCCGGACTGGTCGTTTCGAGGGCTGTGCAAAAATCCTTACTGCCGGGACGGCTGGTTCCGGGTGTTCGAGCGGCAGGCGGATATTTTGACGGTACGCCTGGCGCCGTGCGGGGAGTGCTGCGCGCTCGGCCGTCAGATGACCCACGGGTTGACTCGGGCAGCCGCGGCGGCACGGGGGTATTTGCTGCCAACGGAGGACCTGGAGGCGGAGTACTCCGAGCAGTGGGAGGAGATGCGGGCGGTGGCATTTGAGAGATCGGCGGTTGAATATGCACCCAGGAGGATTTTCTGTGAAGGAAGATTTTGAGAAGCTGGTGCGACAGCGTCAGGAGTTTTGCCGGAGGGTCCTAGAAGCCAAAGCGGACGAATACGCGCCCGGCCAGGACCGTTTGTCCAATTTCAAAAAGGCTGCGGCGCTCCAGGGCTGCAGCCCGGAGGCCGCGCTTGGCGGTTTGATGGCAAAACACGTGATCGCTCTCTACGATTTTATCGACAGGGGAGAAGAAAGTCTGCACCGCTGGGATGAGAAGATTACTGATTCGATCAATTATCTGCATTTACTCGAGGCCCTGGTATTAGAGAGGGCGAGAGACAACGGGACGGAGGATAAATAAATGGGGAACGGTCAATACGCGAAAGCAGCGGGCGTGCGGCAGGACGCTGGGATCCGGCAGGAAATGCGGCTGGTGCAGGTCTCAAACATGGAGATACTCGATTCCTTGCATTGTCCGAATTGTACCGGCGCCGTTTTTGGGGAGGCGCACCGGTTTTTTCAACTGGGTCCGGTGGCGAGCGGCACGGGCAAAGAGGAGACTGGCACCGCGCCGCTGCAGCGGTGCCTCACCTGCGGGGCGGTCTGGGATGTCAGTCAACTTCGGAGGATGACGCCTGCGGAGCGTGAAGCGTTGCTGGCCGCGCCGCAAAAACGGCAGGCAGCAGCACTGACTCAGCAGGGGGCCCGGGGAGGTCAACCCGGGGATCCGGAAGGGGCGCATCGTCCGGATTCTATTGGAGAGTAAGGGCGGCAGAGGAGGGGGGGAAAATTGGGGGAATCAACGGTACTTTCGGGGAGGAAAGCGATATCTGGCTATTGTCAGAGGTCGTGGGAGGTGATCCTGGGGTGGCATCGGAATCTAGCCTTTCCTATGCGCAAAATCAATGACGTGTGGGAAAGCGATCGCGCATTAGTTGATGAATGGCGCAAGGGGCAAATAAAGGGCTGTCAAGGCAATACTTAACGGTTTAGGGGTGGTTTAGCGTCCAGTAGCGACGAAATACGATTTTTCTATTTTTCCAGCCGTATAATCTCCGCGTAGTTTCCTCCTCAATTTATGGACCCCGGCGCACAAGAAGGTGCCGGGGTCGCAACTATCTAAAGTAGATGGTTTTAGATCGCCATGAAAGGCAAAAAGACGGGAGGTCGCCAAAAGGGAACTCCCAATAAATACACTAAGATACGGCACGAGATTTTAAGTGGTATCGAAGCCCTGGGAATAAAACGGCTCTGCACCGGGGCCGCGCTGGAATCTAAACTGGGAGTTTTAAAAGTGGCAGTAAGCCTGTTGCCAAAAGAGATCGATGCGAAAATCGGGGTGGACGACGACCTCGCACAACTCCTCCTGGAGGCCCGAAATCGAAACAAATCTGGCTAAAGAACTCGCAGCCGATCTAAACCGATTTTGTCATGATCCCCTTGGCTGGGTGCTCTATTCGTTCCGATGGGGTCAAGGGGAGCTGGCCGAATACGACGGCCCTGATGATTGGCAGCGTGAGGTCCTGATTGGCATTGGCGCTAAGCTCGAAGCAGGCGGGGACCTCGGCGTGATTATTCGTGAGGCTACGGCAAGCGGGCATGGGGTCGGGAAATCCGCCCTGGTGGCATGGATTGTCCTTTGGGCCGTCTCAACCTTCCCGGACACGAAGGGCGTCGTTACGGCAAACACCGAGACGCAGCTCAAAACCAAGACCTGGTCCGAATTATCGAAGTGGTTTCGGCTTTGCTGGTACGCCAATAAATTTTTTGAGCTGACCGCAACAGCCATATTTTCCCGATCCGAAGGGCACGGCCGCACGTGGCGCGTCGACCAGGTCGCATGGTCCGAGCGCAACACGGAGGCCTTTGCCGGGCTGCACAACAAGGGCAAGCGGGTCTTGCTCGTTTTCGATGAGGCAAGCGCCATTCCGGACGTTATCTGGGAAGTATCCGAGGGGGCGCTGACCGATGAGGGGACCGAGATCATCTGGTGTGTGTTCGGAAACCCTACCCGGAACACCGGCAGGTTCAAGGGTTGTTTTACGGGCGATACAGCGCATCGGTGGACTACGAGGCAGGTTGATTCCAGGACAAGTAAATTCACCAACAAGCAGCAAATCCAGCAGTGGATTGACGACTATGGGATTGACAGTGATTTTGTCAAGGTGCGCGTGCGAGGGATGTTTCCGGCCATGTCTGCAAGGCAGTTTATATCTGTTGTTGACGTTGATGCTGCTTTCGGCCGGCACCTACATGAGACCCAGTATAATTTTGCGCCGAAAATCCTTTCGGTCGATCCGGCCTGGGAAGGTGATGATGAGCTTGTTATCGGTTTGCGTCAAGGCCTTGCGTTCAAAATCCTCCGCGTAATCCCCAAAAACGACAACGATATCCAGGTTGCCAATATCATCGCCCAGATCGAGGACCTCGAGCACGCGGACGCCGTTTTCATCGACGCCGGATATGGCACGGGGATCGTTTCCGCGGGAAGGACGCTCGGGCGGACATGGCAGCTCGTCTGGTTTTCCGGCGAATCGAGCGATCCCGGCTACCTCAACAAACGCGCCCAGATGTGGGGAGAGATGCGAGATTGGCTTAAAGCTGGCGGCTCTATCCCTAAAGATACCGGGCTCTACAATGATCTGATCGGGCCGGAGACCGTAGGCCGGATGGACGGCAAGATACAGTTGGAGGCCAAATCAGACATGAAAAAGCGGGGCTTGAAAAGTCCGAACCGCGCCGACTGCCTGGCGATATCGTTTGCCTATCCGGTGTCGATGCGAACGAACCGGTTAAGGAAACCCGCCATGTGCCAGACAGAATACAAGGGAGAGTGGGAATGATAAGGGATTACCTCGCACCAGGTATGACAACACCAAATGTGGGGCGGAAGCCCGAATGCGCACTATGCCGACAAGAAATCGAAAACCCCGACCAGCTGGTAGTGAGGAATCAATTGACCTGCCACGAAATCTGTGCGGATAGATTTTTCGGACCGGGTTCCCTCGAAGCGCAAACAGACCGTGATTCAGCGGTTGGTTGGCGTCCGCCCAGACAGCCTGAGCCGAGGGTTTTGACCGAATACAAAGGGGAATGGGAATAATGGATTTCGAAGAACTGATGAAGATTACAGACAAGATTTTCGCCATGATGAGAGAGGCG